TACAAATCTTCAAATGGCGTGATATAGTCACTCGGGATAATATTCTCTTCAACAAGATCTGCTAAGACTTCAAAATTAAATTCGAGCGTTGCTAACTTGTTACCTTCACGATAGATCTCGAAAAATGCCTGTTTGTATGAACCGGCAATCGCCATTGCTCGTTTTGGAAATGTATACCGGAATCGTCCGGCTTGAGCATCAATGATAGTACTATGCTTGTGGTCCCAAATCTTATACTCTCCGCCCGGAAGTACACCTTTAAAAATAGCGTTCGCACCAGTTAAGTTAACCGGAGAGCCGTCTTCATCTTCTAAGTCAACGAAAACTTGTCGTCCCCCATCTTCGTTCTGGCGTCCCTGAATCCATTGTGGATTGTTAGAATCAGCGTCATTTAATTCAAATCCGTTAATTGGTACTAACTTTCGTTTGTCTTTTCCAATACGAAACTTAAGATACATGCTCATAGGCTACACACCCCTTTCATTTAATTTCTCATCAATAATGCGGTCGAGAGTTGACTCGTCGGTTCCTAGGATAATTCGGTCGATTTTAGCTTGCCAATCCTCATCAAATTTTTTGAGCGTTTCTCGGTTTTCTTTACCAACATTTTCAATATTCGTTTTGTTGTCGGTGATTGATTTTTCAACTGTTTCTGTTAGCTTCTTAACATCTGCACGATAACCGATGATTTCATCTTTTAGGTCGTCAACATCACTGATAAGGTGGTTAACAACTTCTGAATCGTCAATCGTTTCAAATCCTTGCGCCATTGCTTCTCGCACCTCGCTTCCTAATTTCGCATGCCGGATTGTGTCGGCAATCTCAGCTACCTTTGCTGGGTCCTTTTTGATTTCGGTATAGTCTTTAAACACCTGCGTCATCAGCTACCAGCTCCTTCCAATTTCTTTAATCTTTCATTTAAATCTGCGATAGTTTTTTCATATTTAGCCAGCTTCTGTTTAGTCGATTCGTCATCTTCCTTTACAGTTTTCAGGTCTGTTTCAGCGGTAGTCAATCGTTCATCGGCTTTTTTGCTGAAATCTTGGATACCTTCAACGTCTTTCTGCAACTGTGGCACGTTGGTATTGCCTAACCGGTCGTAGATTGTTTGCAATTGACTGCTAGAGTTACCTGCACCGCCACGCATAGCAGAGACATCACCAGAGATAGTCGTGACTGTGCTTGCCAGCTTTGAAACTTCCTTGGATATATTTCGATTTTCGTTCTGGTAATCGGTCAACTTCGGCGTCTTATCACCAATTGTTAGCGTGGACTTAAACGGATTGGTAATGTCAATTTCCTTGCTAACCACCGTCAATAGTTGTGTGTCTGCTACATAAGGATTAATGAACAAGTACCGGTCATAGACTTTAAAGTGGTCGTAGTCTGGCAACTCTAGTGCCGAGATGTTCCAAGAATTGGTTGACGCTTTTTGGTTCCTAATCCAAGCCTTGGCCTTACTCAATAGCTCGTTCGGATCCTTAACATCATCCCACGTGACAGTACCATTAATGATTCCGAACTCTTTTTGAAAATCGGGAATCTCAAGGTAATCCTTACCATCGTTAACCGGCGCAATGGTATAACGGACACCGGATTTAATCGTGCCGCCCTTTTGGTCACCCGATTCTTGCTCTGGTATATTTCCGCCAAAACGGTATAGGTACCAGTACCATTCGCCCTTCCAACCTTGTGAATTCCGTTTCCACCAATCAGCTAAATTCTCATCACCGGATTTACTATGTTCAAACATGTCGGCGCCACCTTGGTCATAACCATTGCTCCAACCTTGCGCGCACTCTAATAACGTATCCGCGTCCTTCATTACTGCGGTATGGCTTGGTTTGTCGCCTTTTTTGCCCAAAATAAAAACATCGCCAGTCTGCAATGCCGGGAGCGTCTTAGTGTTACCCTCGTAATGCAGTGCATAGCCATGTTTTTTCAAAAATCCGTGCAACGTGTCGGTTGTGTAGAGCGTTCGATCAGTTTCGTGTACTGCCAACTCTAGAAAGTAACTCACAAACGATGAGCAGTCGCCGTGTGCTTGATTAGACAAGATGTCCGCACGGAGGTAGTTGGTCTCATATTTTAAATGTGAAGACTTTGCCGCTTCGAACAGCTTTACCCCAGCTTCAATGTCAAGTGCTTGCTTAGCTAACGGCGAATCAGCAACTACCTGCTTAGCTAACGGCGAATCAGCAACTACCTGCTTAACCCTCAACATTATTCTCTTTTTTGATCCAAAAATTAACGGCTCCGGGTCAATCCATGTACCATTATTGGTAAACGAGTGTGCAACTGCGTAGTTGAAGTCCTTTTTTGTCACACCAACATGAAGGTGATTGGTTGTCCGTCTGCCGACTACTTGGCCAGTCTTAACGTAATCTCCAATCTTAACCTTGATGTTGCTACTACTGCCGAATGCTTCCTGATAGACCACATTGTAGCCATCATCGGAATGGGTGACGAAGTAGTATGCCAATCCACCCATGTAGCCCTTATGCGTTACTCTACCGCCATGGACGGCGTGGACGTCGATGCCGGGATACTTAGCCGTCCCAAAGTCTAAGCCGTCATGGAAGCCATTTTGTCGGAATTCTCCTCCAGGGTGAACGCCGAAAAGTTGTCCGCTTTCGAACGCCACATGACCAACTGAAGGAAACGGAGACCCCCAATTACCACCACCGCCAGCGACTATTTCAACTGGTAATTTATCGTAACGACGCTTACCGGTGGGCCCCCATCCACCAGTATGGACATCACTAGCCCAATTGGAATCATTGAACATCGCCAACAACTGATGGAAACCTTTGAGGATATCGGTATAGCCTTCGATAGCGTACGCCTTAAAAGTCGTGTCAATGAATTGCAGTAGTCCCTTGCTTGGGTGCCCAGCTGCAGCGTTAGAATCCCAGTTATTAACCACTGTCTCGCTACCACCGGACTCATGTTGAATAACATTTTTGATAGTAGCAACTTGGGCGTTGGTCACCTTAGTGTTCATGCATTGTGCCGCAAACTTAATCGCTGGCCCCCAGTCACCATTAACAGCATGCATTGGACCGCTTAACTTAGTCCCATCGTCCGAACTATCATCATCCTTTTTATCCGGGTTCTGGGTCTCAATCTGTGCACCAAGTGGAATCAATCTAGTAATTACCTTAGACGGGTCAATCGTAACACTCGCTGATTGCATGTTTTCGGTAATACGGATTGGTGTATCGTTGTTGTGGTCTTTTCCTGGCGCCTTGAGGTAGTCCAGGTAGTTTTTTCCGTCTTTATATTCGGCAATTAAAAAGCCACCAACGGAATCCGTCAGTAGCTTCTTAATAGTTTCTTGGGTTGTGGCATAGTCGATTGTTCGGAGTGCGTTATCCTTACTGTTATCAACCGTTACCGTCCGCAATTGAAACTGCTTATAAGCTGGCACTTGAATGTTGTGTTCCTCAATAACCTTCTCCAGAAATTGCTTTGGAGTAGCATTTCTAACTTCTAAAAAGCGCTGAACACTGTCGATTAGGTAGCTTGAAATGTCTTCAAACACGTACGTCTGTAAAAACTGCCCGGAATCTTTCATTTCCCGTGTCGGTTTCAAAGCTCGTCCACGAAAAATAAGCTTATCGTCGTCATAGACCTCAACGTGGGTGTGCATTGGTCTCACATTGCCGAAGAGAGGGTTATCTTGATTGATGGTTAGCGATAAATCGTTAACATCGGACTGCTTAAGATTTAGCTTGCCTTCACTAACCGATTCATTAACAGCGGGATCGTGGATAACAAAGCCTGCTGTATCAGTCGGCTCATTGTAAGCAATAATTCTATACATTACAGCAGTTCCTCCCTTCTGAATTTGAACCATATCGTTCCATTACCATCAAGTGTGATTTTGTTAACTCCAACTTGAATTGGGATCGACGACTTTTCATCCGTCTTATCGTCCAGAGTTTTCGTACCGAACGCACCTTTGATAGTAACCTTACCCGTTACTTCAAAGTTGCTCATGACCTTATGCGACCCAATGTTTTCTAACTGAATATCCTGCTTACCATTGACCGTAAATTTGACGGGTTGCCAAATCCAGTGATCGAAGTAGACGTCATCCCAAACGTCTGCACCTTCGAGGTTGTTAGTGAACGCAAATGGATAGCAATCAAATACTACCGTGACGGTCAATAGTCCTTTTTCTGAATCATCGTCAGCTTCCACGCTCTTACATTTGCCAATCCAGTAATAGACCTCCTCGTGCGTGTCAATCAACGCCTGCCGACCTAATGGCATTAGCTGGCGCTTGATATCTTGCTCAACACCTTTTCGATCGTGATAGACCCCGATTGGGATAACTAACTTATACGTGATTTCACGGTTTTCGAAAAAGCGCTCGTTTTGATACATTGAAAAATCGTAGACGCCCTGCATGTAAGGCACGCTCTCAGTAATCTCTTTCTCTTCTGGCGTAGGCGCTGTACGCTCAACTAAAAAAAGCCCTGCTTTACGGCTGTCAAAGTTGCCGAAAGCAAAGCCCTCTTCTGGGTTGTCGTCAAACACATCTCTCAATGTTGGTTGTAAATCTCTGAACCGATATTGCATTAGCGTCCCCACCTTTCGTTTAAGTCAGCATGATTACCGAGTGCCGAATCTGTGCGTGTATACGTCCTGCCAACTAGCGCATCACCGTCAAGATAGATAGCTTGTTGCTTGTTAGCTATTTTTCTCAAAAGCAAGTTATTCTGTTGCCCCACTGTCGAATCTTGCAAGGCAACTGTGCCACTAAAGTTGGCTCCGAAGGTGTTCGATGATAGTGACTGAACTCTACGGAGACTATTGTTCATGTTTGAAGCATCAATCGAAGGCATCGTAAACTGCATGCTGTCAGCTACCTGTCCTGCCATTGCTGTAACATTGCTCTGCACAGAACTAAACTGCTTCATCAATCCTTCGTTGAATCCAAGCATGATGGCTTTACCAGCAGGGATTAACAAGCGTCTATCGTAGCTAATTGGTCCCTTATGCTGTTTAATCCAGCTAGCAATCCCGCTTACGAAACTTTGCACAGCACTATAAGCTGATTTCATACCATTCAGAAAACCATTAATAATAGATTGACCGGCACCAAATAATGAAATGCCACTAATTCCGTCTTTAACAGCGTTGGCATTTTTAGTACCAGAATTTCTAGACCCGGTCAGTCCAT